TATGTCCTCAGATGACAATGAAAAGGATACGAACTATAGTATCCGTGAATCATTGATTGATTCTGATATTGAAACTATACGTACAATCACTACGACAGCACAAGGTCGTTTGGTTGGATTTAGTATCAAAGAAACAAATATACTTGATAGTAAAACAATTTCCTGTACTATTGTTTGGAATAAAAATGATAGTCAAGATTTAAAGAAAGTTCGTAGTCTTATCTCCGGAACATAATGAAAAAACTTCTATCAGGATTGTTATGTCTGGTAGCTCCTTTCGCTAATGCACTACAGGTTAGTGGTGAAGGGTCTACCATTGAAGAGGCTAAACAAAATGCTTTTAGAACGGCAATTGAATTTGCAGCCGGTTCTGTTGTAACCAGTGAACGTGAATCTGTTAACTATAAACTAGTTAAAGATGAAATTTTAGTTTATAGTGCAGGTTACATAACTGATTATAAAATCATTAATACAATTAAATCAGGAAATCAAGTACGTATCATTGTTGATGTGCAAGTATCCTCAAATAAATTGTCTGATAGAATATTAGGTGTGGGTAAAGAACCTAAGAACTTTGATACTGATAAGCATCATAGTCAATATCAAACATATCTACAAGGGAAAAATAACGGGGATAGATTGTTAAATCAAGTATTGAATGACTATCCTAAAAAAGCATTCAATGTTACTCAAGGTGTTCATCAATTTAAAATAGACAATTATCGTAATGGTATCATTGAAATTCCTCTAGAATTGAAATGGAACTATAACTACATTGTTTCATTCAATGAAGCACTAAAGATACTAGAGGATGGTAGCAATGGATTGTTAACACCTAGTCCGGGTAATATTGCTGTAATGGCAAAGGATCCTAAGGATTGGATTCTTGGTAAGAAAAATCAATATAAGTTTAACGACATGGTTATTCCATCAACTATTAGAGACAAAATGCAAAGAAATAAACCTAACATTTTGTTAACTATTAAAGATTTTAACAATACTATAACGTTTAAGCAATGTTATGTGCCAGATTCTGTTGTAGGTAAGAAGCCAGCCTTTTATGATTTGGGCACTACGTTGGTAGTATACGGAAATCAAACAGAAAAAAACTTAATAGAACTAAGGTTAACCAATATGGAAGAGGCAATCAAGCATATTCATAACATTGAGTTAACAATAGTAGATGACAATAATTGTCCATAAAAATCATTCTAATAATAAATTGTAGATAAGTATTAATATGTCAACAGAAAATAAACTCAACCGTTGTTCCTTTTGTGATAACCACAAAGATAATGTAAAAAAATTGATTGTCAGTGAGGAAGTAGCTATCTGTAGTGATTGCGTAGAGCTATGCAATACATTGATGGTAGATGATGAGAACAAAAGTGATCTTGTAATTGAAGATTCAGTATCGTATGATCCAGAATCTATCAAAGACTTTCTTGATACTCATGTAGTTGGTCAACACAATGCTAAAAAAGTATTAAGTGTGGCTATTGCTAATCACTATAAACGTATTAATCATCCACCAAAAGATTTAGAAATTTCTAAGGGTAATGTATTACTAGTAGGACCAACTGGTTCAGGTAAAACGTTACTTGCCAAAACAGTTGCCAAATATCTTAAAGTGCCCTTCATTGTAGCAGATGCAACAAGTATCACAGAAGCAGGATATGTAGGTGATGATGTTGAATCAATGATTAGTATGCTACTCAATGCCGCAGGTGGTGATGTTAAACTAGCCGAACGTGGTATCGTGTTCATTGATGAGATTGACAAGATTGCCCGTAAAGGTGAGAGTGCTAATATTACACGTGATGTGTCAGGTGAGGGTGTTCAACAAGCCTTGCTTAAACTGGTTGAAGGTACTGTATGTCGTATTCCAGCTGGTGGTGGACGTAAACATCCCGGTGGTGATATGATTGAAATTAATACAAAGAATATCTTGTTCATTGCGGGCGGTGCGTTTGTTGGATTAAAAGGTATTGTTAGCAATCGTGAAAACGGTACGAGTATTGGGTTTGGTGCTCAAATCAAAAACGCTAACACTGATGGTAATTTGAGTAATGTCAGCCCAGATGACTTAGTTAAGTTTGGTATGATTCCTGAGTTCATTGGTCGTTTTACTACTACAGTAAATGTAGAAGATTTGACAAAAGATGAGTTAATCACAGTATTGACTGGGATCAAAAATAACTATATTGACCAATACAAATACCTGTTAAGCTTGGACAACATTGACTTAAATTTTACAACAGATGCATTAGACCAATTAGCAGAGAATACATTGTCACTTAAGACAGGGGCACGTGGATTACATACTGAAATTGAAAGAGTATTGATGCCACATATGTTCTACACTAAGAAATACCGTGATAATAATGTAGTAAACATAAATATAGATAGAAAACAAATTTTGGAGCCAACAGTTATAGTATGAGAGGTAGAAAGGTTTTAGTTCAAGACGGAAACGTCGACAAAGCATTGCGAAAATTTAAAAAAGTTATCGCAGACTATGGCACCTTACAAGAGGTACGTGACCGTCAAGAATATGTAAAACCTACTATCAAACGTAAATTAGCAAAAAGTCAAGCTAAACGTAGGTGGCAGAAATTTTTAAGAGACCAAAGTCTTCCCAAGAAAGACTTTTAATAGTAGAATTTTTTACATATTATTAATATGATAAATATATATTCAGATGCCGATTATCGGGTCTGAAATTAGAATCTTGCTTTATAAAGGAGAAAAAATGAGCAAAGTAATCGGTATCGACCTCGGTACTACAAATTCATGTGTAGCCGTTATTGAAAACGGAATCCCCAAAATAATTGAAAATAGTGAAGGTGCAAGAACTACACCCTCAATCGTTGCCTATGCCAATGATGAGATTCTAGTAGGTGCTAGTGCCAAACGTCAATCAGTTACAAATCCAAAGAATACCATCTATGCTGCCAAGCGATTGATTGGACGTAAGTTCACTGAACAAGCCGTTCAAAAAGATATTGACTTGATGCCATACAAAATTGTTAAGGCAGACAACGGTGATGCATGGGTTGAGTCTAATGGGCAAAAATTAGCACCTCCACAAATCAGTGCTGAAGTACTACGTAAGATGAAAAAGACTGCTGAAGATTATTTGGGTGCAGAAGTAACTAAGGCAGTTATTACAGTTCCAGCTTACTTCAATGATAGTCAACGTCAAGCTACTAAAGATGCCGGACGTATCGCAGGTCTTGAAGTATTGCGTATTATCAACGAACCTACAGCAGCCGCACTAGCATATGGTGTAGATAAGAAAGATAAAACGGATCGTAAGATTGCTGTTTATGACTTAGGTGGTGGTACATTTGACGTATCAATCATTGAATTAGCTGACGTTGAGGGTGAAACACAAATTGAAGTATTATCAACAAATGGTGATACGTTCTTAGGTGGTGAAGACTTTGACCAACGCATCATGGATTATTTGGTTGAAGAGTTTAAGAAAGACAATGGCATTGATTTAACTAAAGATGTATTAGCATTGCAACGTATGAAAGATGCGGCAGAGAAAGCAAAGATTGAGTTAAGTAGTAGTGCCCAAACAGATGTTAACTTACCATATATCACGGCCGATGCTAGTGGCCCTAAACATTTAAATGTTAAGTTAAGTCGTGCTAAGTTAGAATTGTTAGTTGATGAATTGATTCAACGTAGTATTCAACCTTGCAAACAAGCTATTCAAGACGCTGGTGTTTCAGTATCGGACATTGACGAAGTTATCCTTGTTGGTGGTATGACACGTATGCCTAAAGTACAAGAAACAGTTGAAAAGTTGTTTGGTCAGACTCCACGTAAAGATGTTAATCCAGATGAAGCAGTGGCAGCAGGTGCGGCACTTCAAGGCAGTGTATTAGCCGGTGAACGCACTGATGTATTATTATTAGATGTGACTCCATTAAGTTTGGGTATTGAAACATCCGGTGGTGTGTTTACTAAGTTGATTAAGAAAAATACAACTATCCCAACTAAACATTCACAAGTGTTTAGTACAGCGGAAGACAATCAACCTGCAGTAACTATTAAAGTTGCACAAGGTGAACGTGATTTGTTTACATACAATAAGATATTAGGAGAGTTTAATTTAGAGGGTATTCCTCCATCAATGCGCGGTGTCCCTCAAATTGAAGTTACATTAGATATTGATGCCAATGGTATTCTTAATGTAAGTGCTAAAGACAAAGGCACTGGCAAAGAAAATAAGATTACTATCAAATCTGATTCAGGATTGACCGAAAGCGAAATTCAACAAATGGTTAATGATGCTGAAGCAAATGCTGATTCTGATGCAAAACAAGTTAAATTCATTCAAGCAAAAAACAACGGTGAATCAACATTAAACAGTTTCCGTAAAGATTATGAAAAGTACGGAGATAGTGTTACAGCAGAAGAAAAAGAAAAAGCTTCCAATGCTATTGATGCATTAGAGGTTGCATTAGCTGGAACTGACGTAGAAGAAATTGAAAACAAAATCAAAGACTTATACGAAGCAATTAGTCCTATCACAAAAATCAAATATGATGAGGAACAAAAAGCCAAAGAAGCTACAGAAGCAAAGAGTGCTGATGATAATGTAGTTGATGCGGAAGTAAAAGAATCTAATTAAATTAGATAAAAAAATCGGGTGCCGCATTCTGCGGGCCCGATAGTCATAAACTTGCTTATTAGGAGAAAAAACATGACAACAAAAACATTAACCCTTCGTGCTATAGATATTCCATCTATACACAAATTTGGAATCGGATTCGATTCTATGTTAGACGAATTAATGCGTTTAACAGCTGGACAAACTAACACTAACTATCCACCACACAACGTAATTAAAACAGGTGAGGAAACTGTAACTATTGAAATTGCAGTAGCTGGATTCGGAGAAGATGAATTAGATGTTAAATTAGATAATAATGCACTAATCGTCTCTGGATCTAGGGTACGTGAGGAAGTTATTAATTATGAATATTTACATCGAGGTTTGAGCAGTAGAGATTTTACACAGACATTTCCTTTAGCTGAACATGTAGAGGTAATACATGCTGACGTAAAGAATGGAATTCTTTCTATCTTTTTAGAACGTAAAGTTCCCGAAGAGAAGAAGCCGAAATCTATTGCAATAACTTACACTAAGTAATATAATAAATTTTACATAAATAAATGTGCGGGGTAACACTCGCACATATAACTAACTTAACACTATGTCCAAAACAGATATTAAAATTAAAATCAGTCCCAATATTAATCTTGCTGAACCACCACTCTATAGAGTCATTTATATGAATGATGAAGTTACTAGTATGAATTTTGTGGTCAATAGTTTAATCGGATATTTTAATTATAATCAAGATACCGCTACATCATTGACAGAAAATATTCATGCACAGGGTAGTGCTATAGTTGCGGTATTACCATATGAGATTGCAGAACAGCGCGGAATCGAAGTTACGCTTGATGCACGTAGTCAGGGATTTCCACTACAGGTTAAAGTGGAAGCTGACACTAATTAAACTTCTACGTTAACTCTTTTAGGCCAATAAGGGTTTTTATCATAGCATGAATTATTGATATAATTTATGTTATTGATAGTAGTTTCAACATTTTTGTTATAACTACCATAAACCCAAGTAACTACTTTATTTTCTGAGTCCTGCCCTAATACTTGCATCATTGGAATTTGAACATCAAGATCAGGCGGATCTTCTTTAAAGAATAACTCAGGACTAGGTGAACTATGTGTAACTACAATTATCTTTTTAACGTCTAGATGTAGTTGTAATCTTTCTAAACTAGCACCTAGATAAGTTACATCTTCTACCTGTTGTGAATGCAGATGTAGTTTCTCTAAAGAGTCAGTCAAATCATTTTTATTACCGTACCATCCATTTGCTCCTAGAACGGCAACACCATTGATGATAACTACATATCTATATAGACATGCTACTTTTTTCAACGGTCTACATAGTTCTACTATTTCTCTGTATCTGTTTTTTATAAGATGCATTGAATCGTGTTCTAGCGATCCAGGCATATAAAAGATACCCTGATAGAATTTTGATAGATGAACCAGGGTTTGATGTACTACTCGCAAATCATTGCTAATATTTCCTGCTATAATTAGGTATAGGCTTGTTGCCTTATCTTCCCAGTCAAAGCTATCTTCGGCGTCCAGATTAAGGTCGCTAATAACATCAAACCCTATATTCATTAAGCTTTTGGTGCTTTTGGCTTAGCTGGAGCTTTTGGCTTAGCTGGAGCTTTCTCCGTCGTTGCTTTTGGCTTAGCTGGTGCCTTAGCTTTTGCAGGTGCTTTAGTTGATGCGGCTATTGACGCTTCTGTTCCAACCGGGATAAGTGGAATTGGTGTAGTGGCAGCCGGTTCCGGTACTTTATACGGGGCAGTTGTATTGGCTGGTTCTGACTCGACTGGTTTAGCTTTAACGCCAAATAAACTCTTTAAAAAATCTAACATTTCTGTCTCCTAAACATATATTTAATCGGAGAGGTAAACCGTATATTTTTTCCGTAATATGAGTATTATTATGGACAATATAGTATCATAAATACATTATGTTCAAAAAAGTTAATATTGCCGAACTTATGCGTGAGGAGTTACCTCCCATAGCATATCAAAAACGTCTTTGTTACAGGACCAACCGTGACGAAGTGATAGGGCTTTATAAAATGCTCAATAAAACAATATTCAATAACAAGCTTATTATGCCTGAAATTGAAGTTATGCCCCGTTGTAGAAAATACTGGGGAATGTGTTACGGTTCATTAGAAATGCCTACTAAGACTAAGAGCTACTGTAAAATAAGAGTAATGGACAAGTGGTATTGTAAGCAGTGGCTTATCACAGTATTAGCACACGAAATGTGCCATCAATATCAATGGGATATTCAAGGAATGGAGAGACTTATACGAGGTAAAGAACCTCTAATGAGTCATGGTCCTAGCTTCTTTGTGTTTAAGGACAAACTAAAGAAGCACGGGATTTCATTAAAGGGCGCACACAGTAAGCGTAAGTGGTTTAGATATCAAAACTTGTTTAAAGCATAAATACTCATTATGCGTGATTTATTAACATTACTTGAAAACTTAGCTATGGCTGAGGCAGCAAAGAAGGATCCTAACGCTCCTTCAACATTATTTGCTAATGGATTAACCCCTACTCAAATCAACAAAGAACCAGCAAGATGGAATTTGTTAATCAATAAAATAAAAACTAATAAACCATTTGTTGACAATTATACCGGTGAAGATGTATACATCAAAACAAGTGAAATCAATCGTCTTACCCAACTTAAAGATGACGGTAACTTTAAGGGAGAGAAGGTTACTATCATAACTAAAGATGGTAGAGAAATCCCAATGTCGCAGTTAGCTAAGAATGAAGAATTTGGTGGTAGTACAAAAGAATCTGTTTTATTAAAACCATCATTGATTAAAATCACAGACAGAAATATTCCAGCATCAGACTTATACGAAACTATTGAGAACAACCAAGTATTAGCAAGCACCGAGTATGGACAAGTAGTTCAACAACTTGCCACTTACATTGTGTCAGGTGAATATGTTCAACTACCTGAAAACTATGTAACAAAAGAAAAAGAAAAAGAACGTAAGGCTATTGTTGATTATGCCGGTGAATACTTAGGTGTACTAGCATTACTATATGACCGTAGTCGCTTCCCAAGAAAACGTCAGTTCCAAGAATGGCTAGGCGGTGATATGGGTTCATTAGTATTAAACTTTCCAAGTGCGGCTAACAACAACATTGCTGATAGTTATGCTACTATTACTAATCCAGGAACAAGTCATAGCTTGAACATTTCAAGTAAAGGTACTGGTGGTGGAGCCGCCCCTGCTGTATCTGGCTTAAAGGTTAGTGAAGATATTAAACGTAATCCTAAACTAAGAAACGCAGTAAAGCTTATTGAGTTATGTCAAGCAGGCAAAGATGTAACCGGGCCAAGTACTATCGTTCAAGCATTTAAGATTATGGATTTCTTGTACCAAGTAAATCCTAATAGTATCCCTAAAGTATGGCACAAGTTCTTGCCGTTTTCAGTCAAGGCTCCAAAGATATTACAGCAAAGTATTGATAGCATAAACAATGGCTCTGGATTACCAGCATCATATCGACCATTACTTGCAACTGTTAACAGTGAGGCTGCAACGGATGGTGGTAAGTTAGTATATCTAATCAAAAAAACAATATCACGTGCGGTGAATGAAGATAATGCGATACCTGAATTTGCCGATACTATCTTACAAGTTTTAGAGATGAACTTCATTCAACAATATACTGATTATCATAGTAACGGTGAATTAACCTTTGCAACCCAATGGCCATCTAAGCTAGAAGGTGTCGTTACATTAGAAAACAAATCTAGTGCTAAAGAACCAAGTAGTGCAGGATTCAGTTTTAAATTGGGTAGAAATGCACAAGACTAT